CGGTTTGAATTCCAGCCTCTAACGCGCTTCTTCCAAACATCGTAGCTGCACGACCAGCAGGAAGTGACGCCGCCATAGTAGCTGCGATATTTGACGCATCGTTGAGAGAGAACCCCTTCTTATTGATGACAAACGCCTTCTGAGTCTGTGGACTATAGACATTCCACACATCGTTCTCACGGTCAGACTCAACCACAATACTAGGGTCTGCCTGTTTCAGCATCCCAGCAAATTCTTCATCACTAATGGTCAGAGGTTGCATCACGCCTAGCGCGGCTCGTTCTGCAATGTTTGCCTGTGGAACAATCTGGCTCATCTGCCACGGACGGAGTTCTTGCGCTGCTTGTCGTGCTTCCATCGGGATCAGTCTACGCTCCTGTTGAACAGGAACAAATCTGACGCCTCGCTGTTCTGTCGTAGCTTGCTGAGTTGCAGGCAGGTTGGCGGTATTAAGTACATTGAACTTCTCCATCCCAGCATCAACTGCTCTGCGCTGTGCAGGTAGATTGGCAGGATCAAGTACGTTAATCTGACCCACGCCAGTATCAACCACTCCGCGCTGTGGCTGCTGGTACGGCTGCGTATATGTCGGTGTTTCTGTGCGAACGAACCTGACCATATTTATTCCTCAACCACTGCCTGCTTACCACCAACAATTATGGTCTGGCCTAATTTTATCTTGCCAGTATTGTAGGCGGCTTCTGCTTCTTGGTCGTTTGCAAATGACGGAATGTTTGTTTGAGGATTACTTACGCTTTTCATAATGTCGCTAATCTGGTTTTTCAACTTTGTATCGCCCAGATAAGCTTTTCTGAACTGAGTAGAAGCCCCATAAATATCGGCAATACTAGCCTCATCTTCTAGTTGCGCCAACAATGATGGAACCCCAGCGGATGTCACACTCTTAGCAATACTTAGCAGACCATCAATATCAAACGTTTCTGGATTTTTAGGGTCATATATTCTCATAAGCTGATCAGTGCTTAAGCCAGCTCCATTCATCAAACTAAACAACTCGCCTATAGTAGTGGCCTGACCAGCAAGCGCATTAGCATCGTTATCAGTAACAACACCGGGAGAGATCAGTCTAGCCACGTTCATAACAGCCGCATTAATAGCTGCTCGGCTACCGCCCCTCATAGCAGGCTCAAGTCCTATAACCTTGTTATAAGCCCCAACAATCTCAGACAGATTTTTGTTTATTGCATGGACATTGGATCGAACATTATTAAGTGCTGCGGTTTTTTCCTCTGGATTTACTTCTGGTGCTCGCGTTGCCTCGTCATATTGCGCCTGCGTGATCTCACCAGTAGCCAGTGCGCGATTGAGTCTACCAATATCAGTCAATGGTGCTTGTTCTTTCTGACCGCCTTGATAAATAACCTCTCCGGTTGCTGGATTAACCAAGGCATTATCAACCACCATCGGCTTCTGGGCTTCAGGCATCTTGATAAGCCCCATCGACAGTCCACGGCTTGTTGCTGCCGTAAGTTCCATTGCAAGATTACGCAGTGCTACTGGGTCATTTTGCTTTGCAAAACGTGCAAGCTGTATGATTCTCTGTGTGTCAGACGGGTCTGCATCAGGGTAAGTCTGGAGAAGCTGCAAACGATCCTCACCTAACTCAATGAGACCATCAAGGTCACCTGCACGAAACAACTGTAGACCCGTAGCAGCGTCCTGATACATTGCCTGCTGTCTGGCTTGAAGTTCAGCGCGCTTCTGCTCAGTGGCCTGCCGATCTCTCTGCTCAAGACCTTGAATAAACTGTGGCCCTGTGCCGCCGACAGCAGCACCGAGACCCATTAACAAATCGCCAGTGTTGATTGCCATTATTGATTCCCGCCCGATAATCTTTTAAGACCCGCACCGCTAAGATAGTTGAACGAAGGCATTCCTGGGATGCCGGTCGACCACCTGCCTTGTTGTCCGTAGGACGGGCTTGGATTCCTGCCTGAAAAGTATGGCGCTTGTGGATTCTGTGTTGGGGTTTGCATCCTCTGTCCCAGATAATAACCAGTCCCTGCTGCGTTCAGTGCGTTAGTAGTCATGCCACGGTAGTCAGTTGGTGGAGCCTGTGCGAATCCTTGACCGCCAAGTATCTCGGCCTGAGTCATGCCTTGGTTCATCAGGTCTTGAATGTACTGGTCATAAGCACCCTGACCGAGATTGATTACGTTCTGCCCCTGCGTGCCGATCAGGTTGGACATATTAATACCCTGAGACTCCAGCAAATTAGCCTGTTGCAGTGCTGCGTTCTCCTGCTGCCGAGCAATCATCTCAGCTACGCTCATTCTGTTACTAGCAATGTTCTGTGCGGTATTCTGCTGCATCTGTGCGATGTTCGTCCCGACATTAGCTTCATAGCCAGCCTGTTGACCACGCTGACCTACAATGTTCTGTGCGGTGTTTAGGCCAATATCAGCAAGTGCAGCTCCCTCGCCAGTTGCGATATTGCCCAAAGCACCTGCACTCTGGAACCCCATGCCAGAAAGCGCCCCAAGATTCCCTATCTGCTGCTGTAGGCCTTGTGAGGAAAGACCCTGCCCGAACCTCTGTAGCTCTTTCTGAACATTCCCGCCACCAAGACCACCAGTGGCGGACGCTCCAGCAAGGTTGGCTCTCATACCCTGTTCAAAAAGAAACTTCTCGTAGGGTGACTCTTGACGGGCAGCGTTGAATGCGTCTTGGCCTAATGCACCTGATAGCGCCAACTGCTTCTGATAGGCTGTCTGACCGCCTTGGTAGAACGGATCAAAGTAGCCCCTAGCCTCGCCATACCCCTTAGTGATATCGCCTCTAGCAACGGATGCAGCGTTCTGGAGATCAGATATATTGATCCCGTAAAGACTATTGATCTTGGCAAGCGTGCTGTTTAATTGATTGGTGGCATCAGACAATCCCTTTTTGGTTTCTTGCTCAAAGCCTACCAATCCAATCGGAGTGTTTTTCGCTTGCATTTCATTGTAGCGAGCCTGATACCCGGCAAGATTCCCGCCCATCGCCTTGTAGATGTCTTCAGGCGTGACTTTATTAGCCTGCATGACAGCATAAATCTGTTCGTCAGTGGAGTCAGGGTTGTACTTGAACCATTTTCGGATTTCAGACGAAAGAGACGGATCCTCCTGATCATTGTACCGCTGCTGATAACCAGCAAGGTTCCCGCCCATAGCCTGCTGCACATCCTCTGGAGTGACGCTGTTCTCCTTCATGACAGCATAAATTTGCTCATCTGTCGCGTTCGGGTTTTGACGGAACCAATTTTGAATGTCAGCCTCAGTAGCCATGTCAGCCTCTCAAATTCGGAATGGTAGGATTGATGAATCCCTGTAGGGCGGACTGATCAAATGGCAGCATCTGAGCCTGTGCTGGTGCTGGCATTCTCCCACCAAGCAAAGCAGCTCGCTGTGCAGGTAGACCCCCAAGGATTGCCTGTTGTGCAGCGTAGTTCCCACCCTGCATAGATTGCATCTGTGGCATGAACATTTGACCAGCCAGTCCAAGACTACGGTTAAGAGCTTGCTGACGCATGTCACCAACCTGTTGATAAGCTGGGTTTAACGCGTTCAAGGCCGCTTGCGTTCGAGCTGCATACACTTCGTTTGCCTTGTTAGCCTGTTTGCCAGCAGCACGACGATCTGCCGCACTACCAAGCAGATTTGCACCAGCACTAATTACTGCCATCGTTATCGGATCAAATCCCATAAACCCACCTCTCTTTCACTTTTTGGAATCCAAGGAATCCCAGTAAATTTGTTAGCCCTTTGCGACTATCAGGAGCAGTAGTCCACAGTGTAGTAAATCCAAGCCCTTCTAGCCATTTAATTCCGTTGCGCATCGTTTCCTTCACAGCCGCCCGATCCCTGAACCTGCACGCTACATGAATCTCCAAACCGTCATCGTGTGGCCTTGTAACCACCAGCAGCTTGTCGTCCATCACCAGTGTTGTGAACTCATCACTTAGGCTAGTGAAACTTCCTGGCAACAGTTTGAGGATGCTTGGCTCATTCAGCCAATCCACCGCTTCCTCCTTGGTGCAAGGCCTTATACTAATTTCCATCCCTGTAACCTATCTCCACCGATGTCAGAAAGCATCTTACGGTATTCAATTGCGCCAGCCGCACCAGCAGCGTTTATGTAGAGTTGGTACTGCCTTGCCTCGACCACGCCTTCAGGGGAGCCAGTGCCGACAATAGGAATACTCAACGATGCGTCCAGAGTCCATGTCCTAAACGCTTGGGCCATCTTTCCTGACCCATCAACGATAGGTTGCCCTGCATTCAACAATGGCGTCATTTCACACCGCCGATAATCTCAGCATCCAGCCGGATAATCACAGGTTTAACTGCGTCAGTCAGGGTGAATCTGAACACCTCAAACCGAGAGACTCGACCGTTGCGCCTCCAGATAGCGCGCTTGTTATATTCCCCGATCTTGCCAATAGACCTTGTTCTTTGATCTGACCATGTTTTCCCGTCTTTGCTACGTTCCATTGTAATCACTGGCTCAGTCACTGCGTCATTGCCAACACCTGATTCGACAGTTAATTCAATCGACGGTACGAATATTGACTTCATGTTGTTTTGAAACGGCTGAGTAGCCACTCGTCGGATAATCGCATTGCCGTATTCAGTAAACACTAAAGGATCAATCCTGCCTATCCTTCCATCGAAGAAGTCACCGCACAAGATTTGATTGTACGCCTTGCACATATCTGTAACCCGAAACCTGGAGAGTTCACCTTCAGAGACGCTGCGCCTTTCGTGCCACCGTTTAGATGTCATATCAAACACTAGAGTCCTTGCCGGTAGAGTAAACCCTATAAAGTGCGCACCGTTCTGTGAGTACGTCCATGCGTAAATATCTTCAAGTTGATCTTGGGTAAGATTCTGAAGCAGGTTATCAATTGGCGTTGTGGAAATCTTCACAGAGTCATTTCCAGAAAGCGCCCAGATAGACGGCCCCTCATTCTCGCCGCCTCCGACCCATACAAACGTATCTTGAGCGTTTATCAAAGAGTATGGAGCCGCTACGCCTTTCTGAATGTATAGACCAGTCCTTTGAAATGGAAAGTCAGCACCTCCTAGATTCTGGAATGCTTCAATGGTCTGTGAACCTGAAATGAACAGTTGGTTCTTGAACACTATCGGAGCAACAGTGACATCAGGATCAGACTCAGCCGTTCCGTAATCCAGAGCGTTCCAGCTTGTACCGTCATTCGGAGCAGAACAGATAAACTTCTTTGTATCCGTAGTGCATACAAAATAACTATCAACAAACACTACAAACTGCGGATCACCATTGGCAGTGAAATCAACATCGGTAATTTGAACTAGCGTATCCGTAACATGGTTATAGATGTATCCATTACCACCAGGAACCATCACCATCAGTTGTGTGCCGTTGTCAGCCATTGATACACGCGCAGTCCCAGCGATATTCCCAAGTTCATCCAAGGAGTACGATGCAACACCAAGCACCACCGTTTCAACGATCTTGTATAACTTCCCGCCATTCACCGCATACGCCACGCCAGACATTTCGTGCATACCACGGTTCTGATTTTGAATCGTTCCAGACGTTACCAACTGAACAAGCCCGGGAGTTCCAAACAGATTCTCCTGAGACAACGAAGCAGTCTCACTGATATTCGGATACCAGTTCAGACACTCTTGCGCACTCAGCGGGAGTGATGGGCTTATGTAAAAACCATTGGTAATCGGCAACTGCATTAGTGCGCACTCAAGACAATACGCGAAACAGTAATGTTATTTGTTGCCGTACCGTTCTGCACAAACACTTCGATATAGTCGTTTGTTGCAAGTGACGACTGCCAGCAGACGGACATGTTCATATCCGTTCCGTTACTGATATGCGTCTGCTGACGGCTTGCTGTAACTACTGATCCATTCTTGGCGATATAGGCCGAGATGTGTTGATTGGCACCGGATACAGGACTCAGGGTTAATGCACAATCAATTCGCACCACCTGAGTCTCAGTGCCTGTATACGTCAACCGTCCACCAGTAGTCGCTGTAAAACTACTCGCTATATCAGTAGTCCATGTGCCTCCGACTTTAACCGGAGTTGAGGTAGACGCTATCACTGTTGCTGTTGCGTTACCCTGCATATAGACAACGCCATAGATCGAGGCCAGATCATTTGATATTTCAATCGTTGTCCCTACAGTGTTTACGTTTATGCCTACACCAGCGACCAGTGAGACAAATGTCGGGCTGAGTGCTGTGGTATTCAGCATCAACGGCTCACCAGTGGAGTCAATTGTGAAGTTGTGAGCTACTGTAATTCCATTCTCTGCTGACACGCTACACGCGACCCCTGCGCCGTTCTCAAGGTTGCGGATATTGTTTACCGTACCCTGAACATCGAGAACAGGAACACCAGTGACAGCGCCATCCTGAACTATCGTCCCGGTTACACCAAGACCTGACAGGAAGTTGTCGTAGGTGATTTGGTAGTTGTAGCCGTTATTAAAGAATCCCAACGATGATCCCGCCGGGACTGATGTTTCTTCAATGAACTGGCTCTGTCTTACTCCATACGAACGGTCAACCATTTGTCGATACCTCTAAGGCAATCATGCCATTCGTTTCAGCAGCAATAGCAGCCTCGTCACCCGTGTAGAAGTGCGAAGAATACCCATAGGTCGAATCTTCATTGCCAGAACCAATCGGCAGGGTAGAAGGCAGTCTAGTTGGCGTAATGATCTGTCCGAGTTGACGCATTGCCTGCATACCTTCTCTTGCAGTTAATGCAAGTTCGGGAGTAACTACACCACCGTAGTACGGAACAGACTGAATCGCCATGTTCGCAATCAATCCAGTAATAGCGCCTGGTGGAACAGTAACGGTATCCGCTAACGTAGACACATTGGTATAACCAAGGTTGACGCCCTTGGCAGCGAGTGACGCCATGTAATTGTTCATGGCGAACATGAAATCTTGGTACTCGTCGGCCTCTAATGGAGACTCAGACGCTTGCACAAGGATAGCTTGCAGTGATGCCTTTGCGACTTGCGCGACAGTAGCCATTTAATCCTCTTTCTGTTTTGGTGGACGACCTCTACGCTTGGGCATCTCATCTGCAATGGAAGGTTGATCTTTAGGAACCCAGCCTAATTCTCTTGCAGCATCACGACAGTCTGGGTTTATCTTCACCTCAGCGCCGCTTGGTTTGACCCAGATTTCAAGACTCATCCATACACCGTCATGCCATAGGTTTCTGTCAGCATTTTAACTGTAATCGTAACGAATGCCATCCATTTAACCTTGTCGGCCCAATACGCAGCAGACATCTTACCCTTCTTAATATTCTCACCATGCCGAGCCTTAAACGACTCTCGCCGGTTCTTATCCGATTCAGATTCGCCTTTCCGTTTAGGACTACCAGTTACCCCCTGCTGACCGAACCTAATCGTCTTAACGGTGTCACCAGATTTGGCAACAACAACGTGCGATTTCGTGGGATGGTTAGGAGTTTTCTTCGGCTGGTTGTAACCAGAAACGCCTACTTTACTGAGACGGGAATCTTTCTTCATAAAAAAAAGGGGAGACTTTCGCCTCCCCCCTCAAGGCTATACCCCGAATCCCTGACCCGCCATGAACGGGTTGAAGGTGGCGTAGGCAGGCAGCAAGTCGAAACGAATCTTCTGGCTGTTTGCATCACCGGAGCTGTACTTGCTGATACGGATCGACATACCGTCTTCGGTAGTAGCAACCGTATCGGTTGAGTACAGTTTCGGAAGTTTAACAGTACCGAGACCGAATGCCTGCTTAGTGAAGAACAGGTTCGGTTGATACAGAGTAGCGGTGGCCGACAGGATGGTAATTACAGCACCGTTAGCCGGAGCAGCAGTTACAGTGTTGTACTGACCATTGGCTTCGTAGATAGCCGGGCCAGCAACTACCAGCGTACCCTCACCGGATGCACCGAGAGTTACGTCAGCAGTTACAACACCAGTCCACGGCACGTTAGCACCGCTGGCGTTTACCATCGTCTGGCGAGTAGCCAGATTCAGACGGTTCACGTTAGCGATAGTCACCATGTCACCGGCCTTCACAACCATGTTGGCTTGGAAAGCGGTAACAGCGAGACTCTGTGTCATGGTGTCTTTTGCAGTCACATAAGTCGCATCAGGGGCAGCAGTCAGAGTACCGGCGCGGTCAGCACCAGTGCCAGCCGTAAACGATGCCAGAGCAGAACTGGTGAGAGCGCGCAGACCACCAAAGTTGGTGGAAATCTGTGCATTCTCCCATGCGGTACGGATCAGCGAATCCACCGAGTTCAGACCGCTCTGAGCAGACGCCAGAGTTGCCGCAGTAAACGGATTCATCACATAGTAACGCTCGGCTTCCATCGGAATACCGATAGAGTCCATCGTTGCACCAGCACCTGCTACATGACTCCAAGTCGATACAGCAGTACCGTGAGTACCGTAGCGAACAGAGGAGTTCTTCAGCATGTAGTTTGCGAAGTCCACTTCCAGATCGGTGACGATACGGCGTGCCATTGGAGCCAGGATTTCATCAAGCTGATCCAACTGGAGTGCTTCTTCCACGTTGCCCCACTCAGTAGCAACAGTGAAGTAGTTTTGGACAGTACCAGTCGCCTTACCAGCAATGATGTCCGACTTGGTGGACGACGAAATATCACCGCCAGAAGTACGGATTGATTTGTAGTCATGCGGACGTTTGAAGTCTACATTGCTACCGCTGGAAGGATTGAACTTGTCTGCCAGAAGCTGGGTGTCAACCGCTTTTGTCAGTACACGGGAATTTTCAAACGCATCAAGGAAGACCCGCGCTACTTTCCGAGTTACGTTACTATTTAGATTATTAGCCATTTCATCACCTATTCAAAAGTTGCGCCCCTCGGCCCTTTCGGTTTTGGTGCAATCCCTGTGGGTTGCGGTGGCCGAATAGGATTTGGGACATTAGTTAATCGTGGTTTCAGGGCAGCAGCCTTTGATTTCATGAGTGTCGCAATCCTCACGGCAGCTTGTGTTGGGTGCATGTATCTCAGGTTGTCCAGTTCTTGGATGTTCTGCGATAGATACTTAGTGATCAGTGGCCCCTGGTCATCCTCTAGAATGTACTGCACCAAAGAGTCATCAATCCCAAAATTCCCAACAACAGCGCCAGCGGCTTGCAGTTCGTCTGGTCTGATCCCTAGCGTCTTTGCACGCTCAGAATAAGACTGGACTTTCTCTACCAATACCTCTTGCTGCTTTTGTGCGGCCTGCTCTGCTACAGCTCGTCGTTGTTGTTCAATCAACTGCTGTTGTGCATCGTAGGACGCCACGGATATCAGTGCCTGTTCACGCTCCCGAATCCTTCGCTTGTACTCCTCATCGGTTACAGCGAACGGGTCTGGCATGTCAGGTATTGATGGCCGCGACCGAGTTTCAGTTTTCTGGAATTCTTCAAGCTGCTTTCGGAGTTGTTCGGCTTCACGCTCTTTTTCACGGAGCTTGAATACCTTCTTTCCGATTGCCTCGTCAAATATCCGCTGCTGCTGCTCGGTGAAGATAGGTTTATCGTG